AGACGATCTTGCACGTTGACACCCACTCCCATTTTCTCCGTGCTTCCAATAAGAATGCGCACATCCCCATTACGGACCTTATCGAACAAGGCGTTTCTCCTTTCTCCCTCATAATTGCCAACGATAGCTATCTGATTAGACGGAATACCTCCCTTGATAAGCTTTTCCTTTATATCATTGTACAAATTAAACTGAGGGGCAGATAAATCGACACCGAATAAATCCATTTTTGGAGTCTCAGAAGGGGATTGATAACTATCACAGAATATAAGTTGCGTGCCTTTGTCCTTATCGCTCTCCTTATATAATCTCAACACGTTATCGACCACCTTGTTTGTCTTGCTATCAGGATTGTCGGGAAATGCAGGATTAAGCAAGCGAAGGTCAATCGCAGCCTGTTTAGCCTTGCTGAACACGACCAAGGGTAGCGCGCTCTTATCCTTCTTCTCTTTTCCTGTCAATTTGTTATAATCCTCTAATTCCTTGATAAGGGTTTGCATGACATCCTCCAAGTCCTCGTTCTTCTCGACAATGACATTGGTCATCTTATTGTCTTTCAACTTAGGGATATTCTTGTCTTCCTTGAACTCCTTGACATCCTCTGTCAAGACAACGTCCGTATGGCTCCTGAACGCCTTTATAAGCTCCGGGACATTCGTATAGCTCTTGAACCTCTCGGCTATCTTAAAGTTACCGGTAGCGGTAAACTCCAATGACGGCTCAACCGTTCCAAAAGTGGTAGCGAACTCGTCAAAGCTATTGATATTATATGCGTCTAGGATATCGGGTGCCACGAAATTCATCATAGTCCAGACCTCTGCCATTGTATTAGTGATAGGGGTACCGGTTGCCAGAACCACGTTTCGACCACCATTATTCTCAGATATCCATTGGGCTTTTAGCAACATACTATTAGCTCTTTGTGACGCGCTCGTATCGATACCCTTAACGTTCGACATCTTGCTTGGAAACCCGATCTTCTTATAATTATGCGCCTCGTCAATGAACAAAGCGTCAACACCCATTTGCTCAAACGTCATGACGTTATCAGTCCGCCTGTCAAGAATACGCTCCGTCTTGGCCGTGATAGTCTCCGCTGTCTTTGCCTTGCCCTTTACGTTTTTCCCTTTCTTTATACCTTCCAGAGAATCACGCATACTTTTGCCCTCCCTTTTCAATCTCTCCTGTAAAGCCTTGTCTTCTATGCGATCGATAGCCTCCTCAAAATC